TCAAATGACCGTTCAGTAAAAAAATCTAAATTTTTTACACGTTGGTTTTGTATGTTAGCAAAATTGTCTTTTGTAAGCTGGCGTATTTGTTTATTTAATAATTGAAAACTAGAAGCTGTGAACTGGTTTTTAGCTGTTTTGTTCGTAAGTAATGGTTCTGTGCCTGGAAACTTTGCACCGTTATTTACATCTACAACTAGCTGCTCCATTTTCTTTTTCGCTTTATCTTCCGCAACAATAGGATCACCAACAGAAAAAATTGCTTCGTCTGATAGTGTTTGCAGCTCTGATAATAAATAATTAGTTGCCTGGTTGATCTGCGTATCAACTTGTATTTTGTATTTTTCAACACCATAAGCCATAAGCGCATTGCCTGCATCTTGCACAGCAAGCATAGGTGCTGCCATTGCTCTAGGATTGAGTTGTGCAGTAAGCATTCGTCCAGTGCCTTTACTGGTACGCCCTGTTTCTTGTTTATAACTTGGCACTCTCATTAAACAAACATTCCTGCATCATAGGCTGATATGCTGCCTTTGAATAACGATGTAGCTGTGCTTGCTCTGATTGCAGAAGCCTGGGCATTTGCTTCGAGCTGTGCAATGTTGCCTTGCAACTGCTGGTTGATGCCCTCTTGTCGGAGGTCACGCGCTTCTGCAACACCGTTATATTGTATAGCTGCAATCTGTGCATCTGCTTGCATTGCATTATCTAGCAGTACATCCAACGCTGTGCCACTGGATGCAACAACACCATTGAAACGCAATGCTGCTGCGCTTGCTGCCTGCAAATCATAAAAGTTTTCACGAAACCGCACCACCTCTTGACCAGCACGGAACACAGCTTGTTCTGCTTGTCTGTCTAGCAGTTGTTTGTTGCGGTCTGCTATTTGTTTGTTATATCGCCCAGCTGCGCTTGCTGCGTTAGCTGCTGCGTTGCCAGCTAGCAGTGATACACCGGCTCCTGCAAAAAATTGCCACATAGTTACACATCATTTACTGTTAAGGTTTGGAATATCGCCAATAAACTCATTGGCAGGGGTTGGTCTTGTTTAATTAGTATTTGCGCATCAATATCATAACCACCTTGAAACTCGATTGTTTTTTGCCCTGTGAATAATGGGATAGGTGTGGATAAAGTCGAGCCTATATCAATAAAACTTACTTCTTGTAGATCGCTATCTGTTGTGCCTACTTTTAAACCAACAGAACGGTCCAGTAGCACAGTGATTTCAGATATGCGTTTAAGTTTACCTTGTGCTGATCCTAGCCGACTACCCTCATCTACACGCAGAGTTTTTATACTGCTTGTAAATGGCAGTCCTACATGTACTTTAGACGCACTTACATCTAGCGAGACAGCACCGCTGGATACCGTTTTTTGCGCATGGGTAGAACCGTCAGCCAAGATAGAAACCGTTTGACCCTCAAGGTGAGCAAGACCGGATATTGTGTTGGCAGCGCTGCCAGAGTATGTAAGACCACTATCGACAAAAAAACTATCCTTAACGTCATTACCGAAATCAAAGTTTCTTAAATATTCTACATAACGTTTTGTAGCGCCATTTATCGTGCGTTTTACAATAAAGTACACTTCGTCTTCTTGCGTGCCTGGTATCGTTGCAACTGACTCTACTGCTACAGCTGTACCGCCCAAACCATGACGATGCCATGCAACTACTTGCTCTTCTCTGCGATACGTCATGCATGCTAGTAGGCCATTATTCAGAACACACCAGGCAACAGAATCTGGCTCTTGCTGATACGCCATTTCTTTTATGCCAGTTTCTGTAACATGCTCTGCTAGTATCGTCATATCAGGTGCTACGTAACTATCCGCATCGCTGCTAAATACTAGCTCACGTAACTTACGTTCAGCACGCTGTAGAAACAGCACAGCTTGTCCAATTTGTAATGGTTGCACATCAGCTGCGCCATACACTGTTTGACGTTTGATTTGCGTATTTGTTGGATTCAATGGTTCATCGAAACCAGATGCACGCACAACAAACTCGCCGCCACTAGTACCTATCAAAAGCTGCCGGCTACTCGCCAAGTATCGTATGACATTTACTTCGTTAGAGCCAATCGTGTAGACCAATCCATCGTCTGCATCCGTACCACGCTCAAAGTTTTCAAAATCACCCGATTGGCTAAAAAATACTGTTTGTGGCTGCGTAAGAGTGCCGCCAAACACAAGCCGCTGCTCATAAAATGCAACAGTTCGTGGGAAGCCAGTTGTTTGAGAAAACGCACCTAGCTGCCAATTATTATCAGCGTTTAACTCTCCTTGAATTGTATGTCCAGCTGCGGCAGCTTCTGTAACCAAGTCTTCCGCTGGCGCCAGTGTTATGACATTATCTGTCACATCAACAATTAGCAGTCCGGTAAAGTTATTACTTGTCGAACCTGTTACTTTTATTAGTTGTCCAACCTTAAAACCTTCGACAACAAAATTACCGGCAGTATCTTGTATGCGGTCATTATGCTCTAAGCCAGTGCTATCGGGGTCACCTTCATGAAAACTGATTGTGTCTGATTGATAAAATGGCGCTAACTCTACCTCGCCGTTTGCTAGCTCTTGTACTACGGCGCTCACGCTAGTCGGACTATTACTATAGTTTACACTATCTATAGTTGCGCTAGCACCGCTGCCATTAGTGATAGACTCGCCTATTGTAAATAAACCGCTTACTGTTTTCAAAAACAGTTTACTGGTAGTAGGAAAGTCAAATGTAAGTGACCAGTTACTTGTGCTTTGCCCAGTAAGCACATATGTGCCACCAGCTGATATTGTCTGGCTAGAGCCATTAATAGTTACTGTAATGCTAGACCCAGTTGTATTTGTGAATGTCAGATTGCTTGTTGTTGGATTAAAGCGGAAAAATGTAAGTGTCGTGCCAGAATTACCGTCAGTATAAACATAACCAGCACCACCAACAATCCAGTTAGCAGAATATTTGCCATAGCTGCTATTAAAACTGCTATTAAATTGCGAACCACTTGAACTTGTAAATGTTACACCTGGTGACGATGCAGTTGTACTTACATGCGTTGTACCAGCTGGAAACGTGTTTGTCTGGTTGTTGCTGCGTGATCCTAAATTTGTATAACTGCTTGCAGTGCTTGTAATAGCAACACTTATACCAGTTGTCCCAATATTAGAATTATTAGTATTGCCAGTAAAAGTTTGCGTGTTTGTTTGTACATCTACAACACACACAGCTGTTTTAGAACTTGTGCCACCAGTAATTGTATTGCCTTCAGCAAACGTGCCACTCGCAGAGCTGATAACCATCTCCGTATGCACTTCAGATATTTTTGCAAAACCCTCATGCACTTTTACTAATCGACCTACATCGCTTTGTGTAAATATATCGCCGGTAGCTGTGAGGGTGACTGTGCCAGTTCTAGCACTAGCTGTAATTGTTGTGTCTGTTAAATTAGTATCACCCATTGCACCGCGTTTAAGGTTTACTTCTTCAATAGTCCAAGCAGTGTGAGCTGTGCGCGTAATTTTATTTGGGGCAAATTCTGGATGCACCAAATACATAACGTCAGCGGTTTGCGCAAACTTAATACCACTTAGCTGCGCTTCAGCATATGGGTGTACTACCTCAATGGGGTTCGATGAGCCATCGACAATAATACCGCCATCTTTGTAGATGCGGAAACAATACTCACTAAACTCAAGAATATAGGCTTGCTCAACATTGAACTGAAACGGTATCAGTCTGCTTGTTTTTGTACTGTCTTTTGTTTCTCTAATAAACCGCGTGCCTGGACGGCGCGTTAGACCGCCGTGTGGCTGTATTAGAAAGTTTACTATAGTACTAGCGCCATTGTCATACCGACCCAGGTCAGTACGCCCAAAAAGGCGAGGAGATAGCTCTCCAGCAGTAAAGTTCTGTTTAGCTGCCGTAATCTTAGCCATTAAAACCTACTTGCAATAAACAAATCAGATTCGTTAAATGTGCGGAAGTCTTGGTTTACTAAATTTTGTGGTGTTCCCTCTGTAGCATCAACAAACCGTGCCTCAGACAATTTTTGCTCATACAACTGGTTCATCTGGCTAGTTAATGTATTACTGTTTGTAAGATTAAAACATACCTCTGCTGCTAGGCGTGCCACGATTGTTTCCATCAATAATGTGTCATACTGGTTTACATCTAAGACCCGACCTACATACGCAATTTTGACGCTATCTGCATTGATGAGCAGTTTGCGTCCTTCGATGCGATACACTGTGTCCATTTCTTCTAGGCGCAAAACACGCAAACAAAATGGATCGTTCGGCAAACTAAATTGCTTTGTATACCCAAAAACAGGCGTTGCAGAATCTGCTGTTAATGCAACACGGCTAATTAAACAATTCCATGGATGCGCTCGAAATACTGCATCACGAACAAACGGATAGCGCTGATTTACAATACGCGCTGTCTTTGTATCATCTGTAAGTGCGGTAATATTGGTAGCGCCCAGCGTGTTTAAGGCACTATTAGCTAGGTCAACTGCTGCTGTCATAATTACTCCATAAAAAAAGAAGGGCAGCCGGAGCTGCCCTGCTATTTAGTCAAGAACGTACTTAACTGTTACCTCGATAGTACCAGTGCCAGCAGCACCGCCCATCGTGACAGTAAGTGGTTGTCCATCTGCATCAGCATCGATTTCTGTGCCGGACCCTAATGCTAGGGTTGCCATAATATCAACTTTTTGTGCGGATGTAGATGCAGCAGCTGCTTTGTAGGCAGCGGCTGACGCACTTACAGCTGTGCCAGCTGCGTTGTTATGCGCACCAAAACCAACAGATAATGTTGTTGATCCACCTAACGCATCATGCGCTAATGAACCCTCAAGCAATCGTGCGCCGTCTGGTAGTAGAAACATTTCAATCACATCACCAGATGCAAGTGAGCTTGCTTCATACACACCATGTGCAACACGTACTCTGCCGGACATTTCGTTTGGTTTGTTTTTAACAACAGGATTAGCACGCGAGTTAGTGCGTTGTACTGAATAAACTGTAGCCATTATTTAGTCTCCTTCTATTCTGTACATGCAATTTCAACTACTTTGACTTCTTCCATCCGGGTAGCCCCGAAAGAAGCGCAGTAGTATACTTGCGTTGCGTATGATTTATCAGGACGCTCATCAATGCGAGCTGTTACGTCCTTACCGATTGCCATCATGCAGCCATCTTCAGCCCAAGCAATAACCTGACGATTACCATCGGTATCAGTAGTCAGACGATTACTTACAATGAAATCGAAGCCAACAAATGATGATAAAGAGCCGGTAGCCAAGCTACGGACCGTATTGAAGTCTGCACTTGTTACTGTTGTGTTATTCAACAAATCAGATATCTGTTTTGGTGACACAGCAATATAACGCCGTATGGATGGATCAACGGATTGCTCATCGAGTTTTTGCTTTGCTGCAACAAGTTTCGCAATAGTCAAACCAGCTGACCCATGTGCAATTTTTTGTGCTGATGGCAATGTAACAGATGTGCTTCCTGTCTTACCAGTAAGGGAAGTTCCCAATAATGCTGATATAATAACATCATCCATCTTGCGACCCATTGCATTGGCTGCTGCCTTTGCATAGGAGCTAGTTGGATCTATTAATAATCGCAGCTTATCTTGGTCATCTATTAAACTATTATGATGATAGTCTTTCATAGTGACCATACGTCTTGCATGTGGCACATCCATAATGGGTGTGTCCGTATGCCGATCACCTCTCTCGCTTGCAGCGACAGAGCCTATTTGATCGAAAAATGCCTTTTCACCGTTAATTGTTTCCGAATCAACTGCATTACGCAACAGACTGCCCTGCTGCTGTGATAGCATTTGGACATTAGACGAAAACTGATTAACAAAGGCGGTTGTGATTTCAAACGACATCACGTTCTCCTTATTTAAGTTTAAGATTATTGTGTTGCGCTTGGCTATCTTGTTAAAAACAAGACCATGCTGCTGATTACGTCAGCTAATCGGCATTACTCAAATGCGTGCGCTGTGGGGCAATATGCTTATCCACAGATTCTATTCGATCATACCACGCAACTCTAAAACGCGTTGTATTTCTCGATTATGGTCTGGGTGATGTTTTTCCCAATACGGCATGCCAGGCGCAGTACGTTTTGAAATCTCATCGTGTATGTCTTGTATGTTCATACCGATTTCATTATCACGCCCAGTAAACTTATCCTCACCTAGTTTTTCTGCTAGAAAATCCGCTGTGTTGATCATCATCTTACAGAATAATGGATGGTCACCTAATACTGTGCCATCTTGCAACACAATGTCTTTTACATCTTCTGCTGTTTCACCAGCAAACTGATTCACCACCTCATCTGCTGCTGTTAGCTTTTCCGTTGCAACATTATCGCCGCCTAGCTCTTTAGATAAATCTGCAAATCGCTGTGTGCTTAGCGCTTGCAAATCTTCTTGGCTTGTTTCATTTACAGTAGAAATTAAATCCGTATATTTATCGAGCAGCGTTGTTGCTTGTGTTTTATTTAATCCAATCTCTAGTGCTACATCTTGCAACCATTCAATATCAGTTTCTTGCATAATATCGTTGGTTTGCAGCTCATAGCCAGCAGCATCGTCTGGTCTACCTAGCTTAATGTAAACTTGTTCTTTTTCCTCATCGGTACTATGCGCACCTGGTATTGAAATTTTATCTGCGCCTATCATTTTTTGCGCATTAATGAGTGACTTTGCCATGCCATTTAAATCTTTATATGTGGCTAGGCTTGGGTCATCTCTTATTGATTCATCGATGTGGTCTCTGAAATTAAATGCTGTTACCGCTTCAGACGGTGCCTGCCCGGCATCTACCGGAGCTTCCGCTACCTGATCTTCAGACATAATTTATTCCTCTTCTGTTGTTGCTATTTGTTGTTCTGGTGCCGGTACGTCCTTCACCATATTGTTAATAAATAAAAGTACGCTGCGCTGACCCTCTTTGTAGGCTAGCTCGTCTGTTTTCTCACTCCACGTAGTTGTGAAAAAATGACAGCGTTGTGCTAAGTCGTTTAAAACAATGTCTCCTTGTTTGTTCGAAAATGTTTGTTGATATGCTGTTTTCAGTTCTTCTGGTGTCATAAACCTAATGCCTGAGTTAACGCGGCTTGTGTTTCTGGTGATGTATCCTCGACAGCCCTAAGAGCTGGTGCCGCACTACCAGCTGCTTCAGCTGCCATTGCTTGTTGCTCCATTTGCTGTTGCTGTTGCATTTGTTGCTGTCGCTGCGCTCTCAACTGCGCAACTTCGTTTTGACCTCTAACTACCGTAGCCGGCACGTTAGTGACCTTAATAATATGCGATGCCAGCCCATCCAGATCGATATAATCAACCACACTTGGATCAATCTGCATAAGCGGTGCAAGGAACTGAAATAACTGCATAGCAGACTGTACATCGCCAGACCGCTGCGCTTTTGCCAGTGGGCTAACATATTCGATGTCTATTTGATTATTCTGCATAAACTCTGGTGCCGGTGCATATGCTTTTTTACGTGCCAATATATTATAAACCCGGTCTATCAATGGACTGAGCAGCTCTGCTTGCAGTCTGCCTACCGCTGGCGCTAGCAGGCGCATCTTTTCTTCTGTCCGTTGAATGACTTCAGTGGCGGTCATGCCAGGTGCATTGCCTAGTATCAGCTGGTCTACATAGAATGCTGCACGTATCTGTGTCCGGCGCTGCTCCAGCATGTCGTTACCCAGCGGATTATTACTGCCGATATTCAGCGGTTCTATTCTGTCTCTAGTGCCAGCCCGGTAAAAATTGAGACCGCCTGGTATAGTACGCACTGGACTTATGAAGCCATCATCTGGGACCATGAGCGGCGGATGGATTTGCAGCTGTGCTGCACGTATCACTGTCTCAGACATCTTATTAAGCATTTTGGTATCTGCTAGCGCCGTCATTGCCGGGCTGCGCCCATAGCCATGCTCAAAACTTGCTTTAAGAAAACGCGGCACCACATACGGCATTTCATCAAACCCAGACTCCGATAAGATGATTTTGTCTTCCGGGTCGATATAAATACTTGCTATAGGCTTATTGATGGCATCCAGGCGCTCTACAATACGCTCTGTGCGCGGCGTTACTAGATGCAGAATTTTTACATGGTCATAAGGGTTTTGTTCTGCTGTCTTGGCAATGCGCTTGCTGACGTTCTCTTCCCCAAACTGTCGCACAGCGGCGCGTGCTGACATACGAAATTCACGATAAACCGTATCAACCCTGCCAAACTCATCCTCTGCTAAGTAGCATTCTGCAATATGCCGGGTAGAAAAACGCAGCGTGTCATTCTCATCCTTGTCGATGAACATAACAGCGGTGCCAAATGTCACCAAGTCACTATATAGCTCATGGATTGCTTCGTGTAGGTTCGAGCGGTGCAGCTCTTGGTACATTACATCTGTTACGCTTAGCAGCCATTCCTTTGCCATATCGTCTGTTTCAAAATTATCATCACCAAAACGTAAAGCAAACCAAGGCGTGCTTGCATTGGTTAGCATACCATGCAGGCTCGATGCCATGAGTTCGGCTGCATGTATAGCCGTGCCATCAAATATCAATTCGGTACGTTTATCACCGGATGTGCGCTTTTTGGTTATGTCCGCCTTACGCGGCACGATATAGTCGGCTACTTCTTGCCAGTGTGATTCCCAATTTTGACGCTGGTTTTGCAGTGATGCAAATCGTTTCATCAATGCAGCAGCGCGTTTATCTGTCTCTGCCATTAGCTTTTCATCTTATTCTGCCCAAGTAAACGAGGCTTTTGTGTTGGCGCTTCTGTTAATAAACCTTGTCCACCAGTAACCACAGCAGCTGCCTGACCTTTTTTCTGTGCCTGCTGCGTGCGTGTAAATTCAGTTGCCTTAGTCGATGCCGGCTGTATTGGTGGTGCCGGAGGTGGAGGTGGCGGCGGTGGCGGCGGTGATGGTGGATTAAACTTACCCATGACTATACCCTTTTTTTAATGTTGCCCCGACATCTGCAAATCCATTTTTATGAAACAGATTCTCAAATAATTTTTGTTCGCGTGCATCTAGCTCCGCTGTTGCTGTCGCATACACAGCGCTGCACTTATATTCTGCTGCAAAATCATCTATAAATTTCATCAAAAAACGTGCTGCCTGGGTACGCCTGCCTGCTTTACGTACCCAAAACTTAACCACATACCCTAGCGGCTGCTTGCACCATTCCCAGCTGGCACACATCATTACACCGCCTAGCAGCTCACCATCTAGCTCAGCAAGGCAAATATCAGCGTCCGGTATGTCTAAAAAATGCTTTAGATAATGTCGTGCTGTCCAGCTATCATACTCACCGGCAAACCGTGATTCTTGGTTACCTTCTTCGATTATTTCCAAAATAGCATCAATGTCGCTATGGTCTGCTATGCGCAATTCAATCATGCTGCAAATGGATTATAATCCATATCCGCTAGCGCTTGCGGCGGTTTACCCAGCGCCCTAGTTTCTCGTAATCCAATCGACATATATCGAAAAGCATCTGCAAAGTGGCTTGACCAATCGTGTACAGGCGTATTACGAAAGGCTCTATTTTTTTCGTTATACCCTCGATGATATTGACGCAACGCGTCCAAACCCGATTTGCATTTTTCTGCATCAAACCAACAACGACCAAAAACCATTTGCGCAGCATGTATTCCGTCCTCTAATGGCAGCTTTGGTACTACCCTAAAATTCAATCCTAAATCCCAGGCTATTTCTCGCCTACTTTTGCCAGTGCCTAGTTCTCTGACTTCAATATCGTGTGGCGCGTAATGCACCCCATATAAATATTCTTTTGCATTAAGTATCTTACAATAATGCGGCAGCCCTTCACCTCTGGACTCATAACAATCAATGACATGCACTGCCCTGCCGATACTTTGCACAAACCAAATAGCTGTGCTATCGCCAACACCAAGGTCCCAAAATGTATCGACCTTATACCCTCTATCATACGGAACCCTGCCTATGCGCCCCTCTTCTAATGCCGCATGACACTCCTTACCAAAAATAGCACCTGGCACATTAGCAACCCAGCTGCACTCATATTCCTGCGCATACTGGTCAGCTGTCATGGTCTCCATAGCGCTAGCTAACTCACCGCCATCTAATATATCAGTCTCACTGGCTCGATGTACCGCCGTATACCAATCACTGCTAATAACAGCCTGCTCATACATCTCATAAAATGCATTCTGCCCCTTTGGTGTTCCTACGAAAAAACACCAACCCTTTCTATCAGATAGCGCCGGTCTTATCACTTCTGGAAATACACTCTCAGGCATGTCAGCTACTTCATCCATAAAGCAGCCGTCTAAATAAATCCCTCTCAAACTATCCGGGTTCTCAGCCCCTAGTAAATTTATCCTAGCCCCATTAGGCAAATCACAGCGCAGCTCAGTCTCATGAAACTTTACTTCTGGTATACCACCAGCAAACTGCTTGAGATAATCCCATGCAACTGCTTTTGCCTGGCGATATGTAGGCGCTAAATACGCGTATCTAGGGTTCTTGTTAGCGCACATAATCGCTGCACGCAGTAAATGATTGATCGCCATGACTGTCTTACCCATACGTCTATGGCATACAATCACGCCCCATCTATGCTCGTCTAAACTACGATGTAATTCTGCCTGTAACGCCCTGGGGTGGTACGGTATTACTATGTTCATTTTTCTTTTCCATCAATGTCGAATACTCGCCGTGATGACCATGCATGCGATGCAACGCTATCCAGCCTGTTCGCTGGTATTGTTCGATTGCGCTGTGTGGAATGTAACGCAGTGTGCGAGTGTTAGAGACTGTTGGCATGGTATAATATACGTATAGGATCGGCGCCCACTTTCTGGGGGTGGTAGGGGTGCCTGTCAGGTAAATCGCAGCAACAAAAACGAACACAAAACGAACACAACAATATTATTGCAGCATAAAAAACAAGGCAGGGTCTAGGTTGCAGAACAAACGACTGCTAGACTAAAAATCTAGCGCTCGCCGGGTATGACTCACGCGCGTAGCTAGGCAACAGGCAGGACGTTTTATATATATCTATCCCTTGCTATTCTTCTTCTTGTCTCGCAGCTTCTTCAAGTCTGCTCCAGTAATTTTATTGCGTGGCTCAGCTAATGCAGCCATAGCCATTTGCTTCTTGCTATACTTTTTACCTGGCATTACTTACCTACCTTTTTCATAGCTTTTTTATGTGCAGCTAAAAAACTTAAACCTTTTGACATATCGGCTTTCATTGCATTCATATGCTTTTGAGTGTGATGTTTGCTATGTTTTTTCAACGTGCTTTTTTGTCTTGATGTGAGTGCCATTACAATCTCGCTTTCCTAGTTAGCATGGACCTGACCTTCCCAGCTAATAGTGATGTTACCGTGATTGACTGCTTCTTCTTTCTTGTCACGAATACCGAACGGTTGGTTACGTGCAAACGTCCACTTCAATGTTTCAATCTCCAACTTCCTGCGCTGCATCTCAGCATTCAATACCTTTGCATCAAGCGATGGCGGAAGCTCCTCAGTAGCCAGGTCAACAATATGGTCACTGTAATATTCAGCTTGCATAACACGACCTCGCCTATATATCTCATACAGCTCCTCATCACGATTAACAGCTGTCGTGATAGTCCGATAAGCTGGCATGTCTGGGTCCTTGCATATCTGTACCAATGTCTCGCCTACAGCTAGCCGGTTAGCGATATCTTGCATCATTGTTTTTGTAATACGTTTAGCCATTAGCTGCCTTTTTAGGTCTACCGCGTTTCTTTGGCGCGTCATATTTAGCTGGAAAAGTGACTGTCTCTATAAGACTTGGTGTTTTTGTCCCGAACCAAAATGGCAAGAATGTCTGTAATAGTTTTTTAAACATGATAATTTCCATAAAAAAACCAGCTATATCTGTTTCAAATATAGCTGGTGAGTTATCATTACCTAACAAAGATGGAAGGACAAATGCGCGTAAAACACTATATGCCTTATCTTAGAAAAATCCTACACCAACTGACGGCATTCGCCAACCCTTAATGCAAAAAAAATCAATTTAATTGATAATATAACCGATACAATGCGTCTTTATAAGCCTGTTTAACGCGTCTAGGGTCATTCAGCCCTAATATTTTGGCTAACTTAGTCCATGCAGCTCCACGGCTTTTAAATGCAGCACTATGGCATACAGCCCACACTAGCTTTCTATCGTCCTGACCCATACGACAACCCAGCTCAAGCGCATAATCAAATCTATCTATTTGTTGGCTAGTAGGCTTGAGTATTGTCTCGCCTTGTTGTGTCCAACCATAGCCATGCCAATCGAGCGGATAGTCTACCCATGTAGCCATTTTAGCACGGCGTACAGCTGGCGGTAAACGGCGCTCTGTCTCAGCTGCTTCTTTAAACAGCTCATCTATGCTGGCTATATCCAAAAACACGCTCCATCTTTCTAATAAACAGCCATCTCTCTTGCCTACTGCAACCAGCTGTAGCTCGTAATACTTCTTTGTAATTATCTGCGGAATATGTCTGTCTGAGCTTTTTGAGTATACGGTCTAACCGCCAGCTGTGTTCGTCTATTTCTTTTCTTTGAATTGCACGATTATAAGCATAGTTACTGCTTTTGCGTTGCTTGGTGAGCAGGCTAGTTATAGCTCTAGTATTATCTATAACTCTTTCATTAGCTATATAAGAAGCTATATATAGCTTAGCTTGATCTAGAGCTAGATCTAGCTCCCCTGCGCTTGCTTCAGCGATTTTATCGTCTTTGTTCAATCTGTCAACCCACTTAATAATTTATCAATCTGTTCGATAACATATGGTTCGGTGTAAATACCGCCACAGGAATAGTTCCTACTGACAAACATTGGCGGTATGTTTAGCGCTTTCACAATAGCCGGCAAACCCATGCCAGTGGAGATTAACGCGTAATATTCTTGTGTAGCTTCTTCAATAGTCATAACCATGTCACCTTTGTATCTGTTGCACTAGAATCCCAAACAAACCAGGCATACGGCGTTTTACCGCTGCTGCCATACCAGGCGCGATCTTCATCGCCGCGCCAAATAGTTAATCGTTTTGTAAATACATGCACCGTTGCTGGCGGATTGCTTTTGTACAGCATCTCGTAGCGTCCTTGTCCTTCTAAAAAGGCTAGCCGCAATAACCAGGCATGCTTTTTGATACCGATATTAATCGCGTGCCGGACGAACTGATTCGCCAGTTTATAAGGTGGATTCGTTATAATGGTCTCAGCTCGCTTGTTATTCTCAAACAAAAAATCAATACCAGTTTCACCGAACCCGAAATCATTAAGATCGGTGCTAATTACTTTATGATCATGCTTGCGTAATACTTTCGAGATATGCCCTGCTCCACACGCTGGCTCCCAAACGCGTGCATTAAACTGCTCTACAGCTAGCAGCGCTTCTACAGCTTCCGGAGGTGTTGGATAGTAATCATCTTTATGCCGGCGGTTAGTCATGTATGATAACCCCCTCGTAGATTAATCGCTCTAGCATGCGGTCAGACATTACGTCTGTTGGTTTTTTCACTAGCTCAATAGTCTCAAAACGCCCCTCACAAAATTTGCATTTACGTTTGCGAATTATTCTATTGCGTGTTTCTCTTGTACTATCGACAAAATGCTTACCGTCAACATCGCAATGAGGGCAAATCATAGCGCACCTAATTGATTGGCATACTTTTCTTGCATACTGGTTTTTGGGTTTGAACGCAGCTCTATCAAATTGCCTAAAAAATATTTAAGCTGTGATAGTTTATCAACCGTTGCTACAGCGCAGCCAAGTTCGAGCAGCTGGTCTTGCACTTGCTTTTGTTTGTCTGTGAGCCTGCCTTTATTGGGCGCTTTTACCTCTACAAAAATTGGTGAAGCAATCCCATCCCACCAAAACTCTTGGTGTACGAATATCTCTATATCCGGAAACCCTGGCTTCATGCCCAGGTCTATTAATCTTTTGGTATAGGCAACGTGCCGCTTACCCTCATTAGGAGAATGGTGCCATAGACTTTTTTCTGGCAACGCAGCATCCAGCCATTTAGCTATTAGTTTTTGGAACTCATCTTCACTCATTGTAAAAGTCATTCGGCATAACCGAACCCATAGTAGCTAACTTGATAACTTGCATTTTATCCTTGCTTGGCAACACAGAATGGTCACACCAACGCTTAACTACTGTTGCGTGTTTTACGTCCAGAAGTTGCGCCAACGCATGGTAGGTGAGACCCTTTTGTATTCTGAATTGATTAAGTGTCATAACATCAGAAATTAATTATTTTGACAAAATATGTCAAATAATGTTACTCATTATGTCTGTCTGTGTCGGCGCGTGACGATACATGACTTGATAAACAAAATATTTGAATGGTTATGGGGAGGAATTTATAATGCGACATGCGAATCATGACAAAGATAGTATTATGGATACATTGTATAACAATTTGTCAAAGAAAATTAGACAAACTGGCATGGAGAAAAAAGAGGTAGCCAGGCGTAAAGGTATAGCGCCAGAAACGCTATCGCGACATTGCAGTGGCAAAATCCACCTAACACGTAAAGATGCGGATGAATATGCACAAATACTAGGCTGCCGAAGCGCAGAAATATTATATCCATTAGACCCACATCCTATCATTGGCAAATGGAGTATATCAAATTATTGCCCAACTAATCCGCAATTAGTCAGAAAATATGAGTACGGTTTGTGCCTGCAAATGTCTAATACTGAAGTCACTAAATGTGACATGGTTTATTTGCGTACTTTATACTCCAGGCAGATAGGCGTATTTATGTATGATTTTACAGCAGAAGAATATGCAAAAACAGGATTTCCACAAACGCCGTGGTGGACGCCCAGCAAGCTAGATATTATCAATGTAGACTATTACAATAAAGGCGTGGATAAAAATTGTTTTCAAAATTTATGTTATTGTATGACTTCTGATGAATTGCATTTATGGGGTTATTTATATCCAGAACCAGAATTTAATCGCTACACAGTGCATGTTCCAAAAACACTGGGTTTTGGCAATGTACAAACACAAACTGGTGTCGAGCTAAAATGGGCATGTCCAGTGCTAGGCAGCATTTTCAGACCTGACCTACGTGACTTAGAAATAGTTCCATATGAAGCATAATTGATATAATATGCAATTCTAATTACGTCATTTGTAGTTTTCTATTGACACATAAATCATTTGAAATGCATACTCGTCCGAAAACTTACGGACAACCGCTATGGCATTTCAAGAAACACCACACTTTGCAAAGAGATATAACTGGTCACATCACAGCAACCCAGAATCAGTTCCTATTTGTAAAAAGTTTTTCGAAAAAGTGCATGTACGCCCTGCATTAAATGCAGCCTGGCAAGTTGTAAAAGGCGAAGCAGCTGGCGATAAATCGCAAGCATTCAAAACAATCAATAAATACGCAGAAACCAATGCCAAAATGCTGGCCGGGCGCACTGTTCAAGAAATGTGCGACATGGTGATTCTTGAAAATAAGAGCCAAGAAGAAGCAATGGAACACGGTGCAGCTGCATTCCGCGATTACAAGCCCCTCAACTGGCAGGCAGAAAAAGATGCAGCACAAGCAGAGATTTGTGCAGAGGAGCTGCACAGCGTCTTTAAAAACGCATTAGAAGGGTTAAACGAAGCGCAAGCAGCATTGGGATTGAATAGACTTACTGGTGAGGCAGACATACTAGCAGACTGGCGAGGTTTACAGCTGCGCTTTAATGGCAAACCAGACTATAGCAAGCGTGTGGAATTAAAAACGGTATGGTCTAGTGTTGCTGATACCAAGTCTGGCAAACGTGCCGGCAGCGTGCCAACAAACCCAACACACAGCCATCTGTGTCAGGTTACCGGGTATTGGGTCATAACGAATCGCTTATCACAATGCATTGTGCAGACCAGCGCCACAAAAACAAATGTACACACAGAAGATAATTGTGAGCAGCTGCAAGACGAAGCGATGCACATACGCGCACAAGCTATTACAGCACGCTGCAAAATCCGTGAAAATTTATTGAAGACAGCTGAAACAAAAGAACAGCTGTTCGCCCTTATAGAACCCGACTTCAGTCACATGTATGCCTGGAACATAAGCCCGGAAGCATTGTTCGAAGCAAAACAACTATTTGGATTCGCATAATGAGCAAACTGAGTATGCACATACAAGCTGCTACACCTCGCCGGCGCAGGCGATACACAACACTGCGCAGCTTTTTAGTTTTGGTAGGAATCTTAGCTGGCATGATGGCTGCGTTTTTAATAGCTGTGTTGCTATTTTTTATTTTAATCACACTAACGACAGAGGTTTATTGATGGATGATATGCAGTCTGCTCTCGCAGAATTAAAACAACTTAACAAAGATGGTGGTCTGAGCATCCACAACAAAAAATATAGCACAGTGCCAATGCGCATTGAGATATTTCGCAAACATTTTGGCACTAAATACAGCATCCAAAATGAGATACTTATAGATGACGGCAAACGCATAGTCGTGCGCTCTGTCATAAAAGATACTGCTGGCAATGTGCTGGCAACTGGACACGCCGAAGAGTTTCGCGGAACCACCAACATAAATAAAACCAGCGCTCTTGAAAATGCGGAAACATCCGCAGCTGGCAGATGTCTGGGTATGTTCGGATTACATGGCGGCGAAATGGCTAGCGCCTTCGAGGTAGAGGTAGCAATCGACACACAACAGGACATGACAGATTTTGTCATAGCAGCGCATGGTTCAATTACAGCATGTAAATCACAAGTCCAGCTGGCAGCTTGGTTTGATAAATCAACAAGTCAAATGGACGCGCTCGAAAAGCAAGACCCGGACGAATGGACAAAAATAGTAATAGCATATGAAGAAAAAGAAGAGGAATTAAAAAATGGCAGCGCCTGATTATAAAAATTCAAATGTAAAAGTAGCATTCCCAGCGCCAGGCACAGCCCAGGTTGGAGTAGCCTTATATCTCAACGTAGATGACGAACTAGCCAGCTTACTTACGAACTATTGGGATAAGACAGGACAATCACCGTCCATTGCATTTTCTCAAAGAAAAAAGAACGAGGATTGGGAGAAAATGGGCAATGCAAAATTATTTCCACCGGATGAAAAAAACGAGGCTGATACAGGCTCGTACAGCGGCAGTAACGAGCATTCTCAGGTTGAACGTCCGGACAGTTATGAAACTCAGCCAGCAAGCGCAGAAACAACAGCAACACCAAGACGGTCATTTAGGTAAAATATTATGTCATTATTAATAAATACAAAACAAGCAGCAGAATTATTATTTGGTCAGACAACTGAAACAGCACGAAAACGGGCAATGCGTTTTGCTGACAGTAACAATATAGAACCCATAAGAGATGGACGTTATATTTATTTTAGGCGTGAAGATATTGAGAATATAACAAGCCCGAAGACAAAAGCTCCGGGCGTTGCTGTAGGTTCAAAAGGTCTTAGCTTGGGTAACTAATCAGTCCATGACTGTACACGCTGCGGCTGACCTATTTCTCTAGTTATAATATTATATCTGCTACTAGACCCTCTGAACTCTTTTTTGCGCGGCAGATAGCGTTTGTTACTTACATCAAATGATCTAGTGTCTGCGTCTTCTTTCAGTATACAGCGCATCCATTCCACAACATTCGGCAGCTGGTCATCTGTTATAGTTGGGCAGCGTACATCTAGCCATTCTGGAAACCTTTTTAAACCAGGATCATATTCTGCTGTTACTCTTGCACCAGCGTTCATGTGATATTGCCAGTTACCCCGGCGCACCCGGACACGGATTTCATGGTTACCAAATTGCCAGCGTGTCTCATGCGCACCCAGTGTTTTTATGTCACCACCAACTCTATACTTTTCTATTAGACGCGGCTCCATGTTACACCCCTAACATTGCAGCAGCAGCTGCTTTTTTCTGGTTTTGTTTCTCAGCGTTACGGATGCTGTGTCCGTACTGTTGATATGTAAAGTTGCTGTTTGTATGACCCATACTTGCAGCTATCTCTGCCCAGTCTGTGCCTAGCTGGGTAATCATGTGGCTGGCAAAGTAATGGCGTAGGTCACTCCAGATAATATCGATGCCTGTACGTTCTTGGATACGATACATTAGCTCGCGGATTGTTTTAGGCTGCTTGGGCTGCCCAGTGTTAGTTGCAAAAATGATATCTGTATCAGCACTAAACCGTGAACTCAGACGAAGCTTACGCAGCTCTTGGATAGCGTCAGCTGGTAGCACAGCAACACGATTACCGCGCTTAGTTTTTGTTGTGCCTATAACATGACCACCGTCACGCTTTACTGCTTTATTAATATCTACCTCGCCTGCATCAAAGTCGATATCTGCCCATGTCAATGCGCGTATCTCGCCCTGGCGCATGCCGGTGTACATAGCAACAAGAAACATGACGCGCCAGTTATCTGCTTCACCTTTTAGACCGACTTCAAGCACATCACGCATAGTCTGACTGCTAAAATTCTTTACGCGATCTGTGCGGCTAGATAATTCGTAACTTTGACCTAGTGTTACTTTGTCTAAAAAATTGTTTGTGATGTACCCTTGCAGCTGACAAAAATTTAAAAATGCTTTTGCCATCTTTAAACGTGCAGCGGCGCGTGATTTGCTGTTGCTACCCTTCTCAATAGCAATGCTAAATGTGTTGACTAACAGCTCTGCATTTTTTGGCTGCACAATTTTTTGCAGCTGTAAAGACCCAAAACGCATATTATTTATTTTGATGTCTAAAACATATTTTACACAGCGAACTGCATCTTTGTAATGTTCTTTGCCAATCTTGCCGGCATCAACTTTGAGTTGTAATTGTGCAAAATATTTTTTTGCAGCAGCGTCAGCTAATTTGATAGAAGTTGTGTTTTCTGTAATACCTAAGTCTGCTTTTACTAGAAGCTCAGCAGCTGCTTTTTTTGCTGCGCTTTCTGTCTTATAATTACCAAACTTCTGATGCATACCTAAACGTCTTGCATCTATCACCCAATAATTTCTATGCTTGAATACTTTTAGTTGCTTAGACATGGTACTGCTCCATCGCAGCTGAACGATACTCGTCATAACTTTCTTTAGTTACAAAACGAAAAGTAGATTGACCGTTGAAACTGTCTGTGATCTCAAACGGTGTAAGACTGAATATTCTACCGTCCATCATTTCGAGTGTATAATTAAGTTGGTAAAACTGACATGGACGTACATGTGTTACCGTACCCCACCCTGACCTATTTGCCATGTCACCAGTGTAGTAGATGCGCTGCCCTGTAATATACATAATTGACTCCATAGATTGTTTGTAATTGATAACTTACGAATCAAATATGACATAATATGTCAATTTACTCAAGTCAAAATGAACACAAAACGAACACAAACGTGTTTTTGGCACAAAAAAAGACCCCGAACATTGCTGTCCGAGGTGTATTAAACTATTGATTTTATTTATTTATTTAGTGGCGGGAGTGACGAGACTCGAACTCGCGGCCTCTGGCGTGACAGTCTGGCATTTTAACGGTTTTTGACGGTATTTGAACGACACACATCGACATATTTCCTAAGTTTGTACGTCACCAAACTACTCCTATCGACACTGAAAGTCACCTGAATAATGAACACAAAATGAACACAGCGATCTGCAATTTAGTGTCCCCAGATTTCAGTACGATCCCATCATTCTAGGCTTGCCCTCACCCATTGCACCTATCTTTTGTTTCTTCTTCATTTTTGTCATAGGTGTGGTATTGCGTGATGCTTGCTTGCGTGCTGTTGCCATCCCCTGGAGCTTGTCAAATTCTTTATTACCTAGTTTCTGCATACCTTTACTCCTAACTTTTCTTGTGACGGTTAGCAAACTTACGTGCAGCTGCTACGCTGCCAAAACCCCAATCTGATAATGCTTCAGCTTTCGGAGTCTTGCGTCCTTTACTGTCTCTCATCGGACCGCGCATGCCGGCAAAACGAGCTGCAAAAGAGACGCGCCTGCCACTTGTTCCTGTCTTCTCAGGTGGACGGCTCATAGCTATTTATCTTTCGGTTTGAAGCCGCCTTTCTTGCGCTTCATCATGTTGTAGGTCTTACTATCTATGGTTGTATTTTTCTTTGACCTACTAGTGCCAGCTTTTTTCCGTTTGTTCATATTTTCATATAAGCTCATGTTGTAATCAGGCTAAGCGCCTGCTCCCTGGTTTCGTTATTACGGCGTGTCCAACCTCGACCAAAAGTCTCGAAAGTTTTTAGTCGCTCGTAGAACGCCTGCCGCCGCATACACAACCGTTCTACTGTTTCTTTGGGGTCTAGGTGATACACTGCTTTGAGTGTCTGCTGCCCTATAACGCCATCAGCTGTAACCCCAGCGTGCTTCTGCAACATGCGTGCAGCTCTGCCTGTTCCGCTATTGACTGCCCAATCAAACACTGACCAATCGATACCGCCTGGGAGTTTGTCACCCATGACCCTATCCCAGTAATTTCTTTTATAAATTGGCAGCACATCTTCTTCTGTGAGGTCACGCATATCTTTAGCAACAAAATCCTGTTCTATGCAGTAGGCTTCATAGACGCGCTGTGTCACACCTAAATTGGTTACGCCACCTGGGTCATCTGGGTGATCTACAAAGCCTCCTTCATGCTCCATAAGCCAGGCAAAGCACTGTTCAAAATTTGTATTCATTTGGTCAATCCTTTTGCCTTTTCAAAACTGCGCAAACCACCTAGCCCAAGCATTCCAAGCAGAACTGTGGTTAATGTTTCCATATCGAAACTAGGTAATTCTGGTATTTCAACACCAGCAATCGCAGCTGCGAAAAGAATAAGCGGAGCAAAGACAAAGTGGTACGCAAGCGCCACCCCACAGACCCATCCGACAAAGGGACGCCATCCAGCAACAAAAATTGATCTGTGTTGGGCTTCTTGCTTATTGACTCCGACTTGAGCGAGGGCTGCTTCGTGGGCTTGTTTTTCTGCGAGTGTGGCGATTTCATGGGCTAATGCATTTTTCTGATCTTTATCTTCAATAAATTTATCTAACAGCGGTGTCACACCGCCAATGATTGCTTGCAACATTATTTACTCCTAGATGCCCAGGCACTTGTTGTCATAAATGTAGCAACGATGCCTAAGTTCGCTACTACGTATGTACTCAGCAGCGCTGTAACCATTTCTATCCTGCTGTCTGGTATGATCGGTGACATGCTTATGCAGATAAGCACTATGCTCGACAGTGAGCTAACCCAACAGATTAGTCGCTGCTGGTCTGCCATACGGTTACTATTCTCTAGCCGTATAATCTGCTCTTCTGTTTCTAATTCTTCTTTGGTAACGATGCCGTCACCATCCAAATCATGCGGATTTTTTCTTGTCATGCTGAACCTCTGTTCTGCCAGAGAAATAAAATAAAAATGAAAAATCCAACAATCGTTATTACAAGAAACATGATGCTAACAATCTCAACAAAGTGTCTTCTTGCTTCTCTCTGCGCATATAATGTTTCTTTGCGCTGTTTTCGTATGTCTGCTTCCATCCGCAACAATTCTTGCCAAGCATTTGGACCACACATTGCTGATATCAATTTTCTAAGTTCATCTCTTTGATTTTCTAATTGTTTTTTTTGCGTGAATAACTCGATAGCCTCTTGCTCAACAGAGGCACCAGAAAATAGCTTCTTGAATATAGGTGGGTGCTTCGCTTCGTGATGCGCCCTGTCAATATCGGATACAGCCGACATCCAACGTGACAAGTCTTTACCCATGGACTCAATATCTCTGCCTATCGATACCCCTTTTTTTAAAGCGTTAAATGCACTACCGGCTATAGCGATAGCACTTACTGGGTCTACCATTAGCCAGATACCAGTATCGTTATTAGCAATAGTATGACTGCACCAGCTGTACCGATCATGATTGCTTCGATACGTTTAATGCGTAAGATCGTTTCTTTCCAGCGCTCCGCGCACACCGCTTCATGCGTGTCCAGCTGATGCTGAACATCGTTCACAGATTTTTTCATGATTTACCTTTGATTTATTACTTCCAGCGTGGTCCTTCAAACCAACCAACTAAACTCACTCGTTTGCCTTTCGTTACAGGCGAGACTTTATGTTGCAAATAAGAAGGGAATATTAGAACAGTACCTAACTTTTTTGATGCAGCAGTATCAGGATTAGCAACTTCACCAAATTGAAAATCACCGCCCTCATACCCAGAACCATCTGTTAATTGCACAGTGATAGATAGCTTTCTGTCATATGCCTTGTCTTGGCTCCAGTGTATGTCATGGTGCCAATCGTAATGACCCTCATCTGTAGCATTATATTCAGTATATTGAATGTCTCCTACGTTAGTCACATCGAACCCAAAGGCATTCCTATTTGCTTCTTGAACGTATTCCCACAAGATGTTTCTTATCGTTTGATTATGCGTTAGCCATTTAATTTGTGACCGTCTTATTCTGTTATTTTTTTTTGCGTCAGAAAATATTTTAGCGTCTTGGAATTGAACAGCTCCTGCTTGTTTCGTTATATGGTCTAATGTCTCTGGCGATACACCGCTTGTCCACATTTGCCAATTTTGTCGCAACCTATATCTCCTCTGGAAAATCGTTGATAGGTGCGTTGCCTGTAGGGTTGCCATCACTGTCTACTGGCTCATCCCACAAAGCTACAAAAGCCGCATGGTCAGCCGCATTTGTTATTGCTGTCTCAATCTTGCCAGAAGCTGTACGTACAGCCGCACGATAGGTTGCTACATCTGTCGGAATAGTTGTTGTAGCATCCTCTGCCTTGCGTACTATATACCAATCAGTAGGTGCTAATAGCGTTCCTGCTGTTGCCTTTGTCTTAGCTGTCCAAACTGTTTTTAAGTCTGCTACATCTTTTGCAACATCAGCTGACCAATAGAACCTGTTGTCAAACGATTTTGGTTCAGCTTCCCACGTTAAACCTACAGCCTTCTTTTCTGCATCGGTAGTAAGTGTTAACCAATTACTTGGATATTGATTACCATTGGCATCTGTCCAACTTCTCCCCGAATTAATTGTTTTTGTACCTAATTTCCAAGGCATTGTTTATCTCCTATCTTGCATTCGCATATTTACTTGGCATTTCTGCAAATGCCATAAAGATGTATGTACCGTTGTTTGTATTCATAGATGATGTATTAGTTCTAATTTTAAAACCATTTGATAATATATCTTTATCTGTGCTTGTACCTGTTGATTCAGCGTTTGATAAATTTGGAAAAAGTTGTGAACTTTCACCATCATTTACCACCTCTCTCTTCGTGTCCATTAGTCTCCAATGTCCAGTATGAGAAGATGGTTTAATCATAATCCAAGAAGGTCTAAATCCTGTGTGAACATACGGACCATCACTACTTCCGTTGCCTGTATAACTGCCAAACTTGCTGTAGCCTTCAACTTCTGCAAAACAATAGGCAATTTGAGTATTGTTTGCGTCTACGCTAACTCCTACACCTAATCCAAAAGTAGTAGAATTAGGAACATTAGCACCCCATACACTACTGACATTTCCTAATGCCGCTGTAGTTTCTAATTTCAGAAAATGACCTGTTGTGCTACAAACTGAACCGTGCCAAGTGTGCCAACTTCCAGTTGACCCTGTTTCTTTCTGAAAAATTACGTCTGGTGTAACACCAAGTCCATGTCCTGCTGTAAAATTACCAGAAGAAGGACTTGTAAAATTTACGATACTAAATCCTGCTTCGCTATTTACAGATACTGAACTGTTCACGCTTCCTTCAGTGTTGCTAGATGCTGAACCTCCTGCAAGCCATGCCCAACCTACATAAGTTTTATTGTTCTCGTTTGTTGAACCACCACTTCCAAGACTAAAGCCGTTACTATCAAAACTTGTTAAATTAACCGTACTAGAAGTATCTGCTACGGTAGAATTAGTTTGTATAAAAACATCAGTACCACGTATCGTGTCATAAACCATATGACTCGATGTGCTGTTTCTTTCTTTTATCCAGACCCAATCTGGTGCAAATTCATAACTGGATATACTTTGACTTGAGCCATTTCCTGTCCAAAGGTTTGCTTCGAAATAATCCTCTGGAATATCATCGTCTAGCGGTGTGATTGTTGGTTCTGGAAGGTTGGCTGTATTTAGTGCAAGATATCCAGAAGGTACTGCATACTTAAAATTACCATGACCATTACCATCTGAGTTATTTCCTGCGGTTACTTGACCAAGAAAAGTACCATCTTGTCCAAAGTTTGTTACCATCGTAACAGTTACAGCTTGATTGCCATCTGATTTTGCAGGAAAAAAAGTACCAGATATACCAGTATAAGCGGCAGTACCAGAGTTTTGAATAGTTCCATTTTTATAGAAAAATAAATCGCCATTATCAGCATCATAAGCAACACTAACTATATCTCCTGTAGTAAAAGTATCGCCATAAGTAGCACTTGTACTACCATTATATTTTTTTCCGTCAAAACCAAAATATGAAAAATCTGTTGCGTCACCCCCTAAAAAATTCTGGAAATCATTTTGGTCATTTGTAATACCAACCATAAATTGATTATTTGCACCAGAACCACTTATTGCTTGCATATAAACTTCCCAATACCATTTACCAGAAGTCATAGCATGAGTTCCTCTAACCACTCCGTACTGAAGTGAACTTGAGGTGGGCGTAACAACTTTCAAATTACCTTCAGATAATGTTGATTCATGTGGGTCAGCATTATTATAAATACAGTAACTATTGGTTGGGCTGTCAGGTACTACATCATGTGCTGATAAATTATTCGGGGTAAAGTCATTTCCATTTCCACTTACATCTTTACCTATATCTGATGTGTCTGCAAAATCTAAATGAAACCCATGATTACCATAAGAACCTGTATACTCTTTAGGTATCCAAACACCTGACTTAGTTTCGCCAAAAGAAGTCGGTGATAGTGCTTGACCATCTATTCTTTGGTATTCAGCAAGAATAAAATCAGCATAAAACATATTTGAAGCATTAGTATTAGTTCTGCCAATTTGCATATCTGTTAAAAAATCACCAGTATTATAGGTTGTTGTTGTATTATTTGGTGTTGTGTTAACAGAAAAACTATCTACCCTAACACCATTAACATAAATTTGTGCGCGGTCAGCCCTCGTTGAATTTGTAAGGTCATACACAGACATAATGTGATACCATGCAGAAGAATCGCGTTGAACAGCATTACCTATCAAATCAATAATGTCTGTTGCACTAGTGTTTCTTGTTCTTAAATCTAAATTTTGTTCATCAGCAGAAAAAGATAGAGATGTGAAAGCCTTACTTCCTGTTGATGAACCATAAATAGCATTTCTATTACTAGTATAAGCAAG